TAATGCTGCTAATATGGACCCAGAGATATCTAAGATGCACTATGTTAAGATGGCAGAGCTGTGGAAGCTTGATGACCTTGCAGAGAGTGTAAGTAAGTATCAACCACAACCTAATCCACAGCAACAAGAGTTGATGTCACTTCAGATTGAAGAGCAGAAGCTTAAGAATGCATTGGCTCAGAAACAACTTGAAGATTACGATAGTAAGATATTCGAGAGACTATCAAGAACTGATGAGAATGCTAATGGTGATGCTGCTGTTAAGCAAGCTAAAGCTGAACAAGCACTTGCTACTGCTGCAAAACTTAGAAGTGAAACTGACTTACTTGACCAAGCTATGGTTAGAATCGCTACAGGTGTAGAACGTAAAGAGGCTGTAGAGGATCAAGAGTATAAAGCTCAAGTATCTGCAAGTGAACAACAAAGCAAGGCAGAAGCTGATGCAGAGCTTAAGTACTTAGACACATCACTTCAGAGAATGGCTGCTAAGCAAGTAACTGAGATATAAGGAGCATTAGATGGCTGCAGTAGATACAACAGCATTACAAGCTCAATTAGATCGCAGTAGAAAGCTCACAGAAGCCTTTCAGAGCCAATTAAAGGCTAGGGAGGATGCAGAGCAAGCTAAAGAGGATCAAAGCCTTCAGATAGCCTCTATGGTACTCTCAGCAGTATCTAAAATACCTAAAGCTAACGATGGTAAGAATGGTCGTGACGGAATTGATGGTATAGATGGTATACATGGAATTGATGGTGTACGAGGACTTACTGGAGCCAAAGGTGCTAAAGGCGACAAAGGCGATGCAGGTAAAGACGGTAAAGATGGTACTGATGGTATCAACGGAATAGATGGTATTGACGGTAAAGACGGAGAGGCTGGGAAAGATGGTTTAAATGGCCGTGACGGCACGAACGGTAAAGATGGTACCAATGGTGAGGACGGGGCTGATGGAGCGCCTGGTGAGGATGGTATAGACGGTACTGATGGACGCGATGGTATAGATGGCATTGATGGGAAGAAGGGTATAGATGGTGTATCCCTTGCAAACATCAAGAGCGCTGACTCTGCGTATATATTCACATTAAGTAATGGAACGTCTTACACAATGCCATTACCTATTACCAACACCTCAGGTGTAATAGGAAAAGATGGTAGAGACGGTAAGGACGGTAGGCCTGGTAAGGATGGTTCAGCTGGTAAAGCCGGTAAAGAAGGACCTAAAGGTAAGAAGGGTGATACTGGAGTTGGCCTTGACACAATATTTGTTGAAAAGGATACACTACACGTAACTCTTAGCGATGGAAGAGAAAAGGCTATAAAGTTACCAATTGGTAGCAATGTAGTAGCTCCAGTACCTTCATATACTACTCCACGAGCCGCAGCAATACCGTATAATAACAACAGCTCTAAGTTAAAAGCTACAACAGTCCAAGAAGCAATTGATGTAGTTGCAGCAAGCTCCGGTATGCCGTCTGCAATAGGTAAGAATACTCCAGAAGCTTTCTTATACACATTTAACTTAATAAGTGACTCGCATGCTGCACAATTTGTGTATAATGGCAGCAAGCAATTAATAAATAAAACAATAGTTACTAGTAATGCTACTGTACTCTACTATGTTACTTATGAGTATTTAGCAGGTGTATTAGAGGCACAGAATATACTAGATATACAGACCGGCATAAGTATTGACATTTCATTCCATTATGATAGTGGACTTCTAATGTCTAAGACAATAGCTTTCGCCATATAATTCATGACAACTAAATAACTATAAAGGCACACAATGAAATCACTTACTAAGGGAGAGTTACTATTAACACTGGGAGACTCTGCTAATAGCTTTACTGCGTTTCTTATGAATCCTGAAGCATTTGGTGTAGTAGAGCCTGTTCTTACGTCTATAAGAGTTGCTAAGCAGAAACTAGATTGGACCTCTAGTATCAATATTGAGTTACCTGACGTTCAAGAGTTGATAGGGTTACTAGAGAGCATTGGTGTAGTATCAAGTGATAGTGCAAATGCTGTACGGAACACACCTGATAGAAAAGACTTAGATGATTACTTAATAACTATAAAAGCGCAGGATGAAATAACAGCAAGCAACATTTATGGAGCAGTATTTGATGGCAATATGTGGCTAGTGCGGATAGATTATTACAATGCAACAAAGAATGAGCACATTATAGAGGACTCTTATTATAGTTCAGAGCCTCTAGAAGAAGATGTACATAATACAGTCAATAGTAGAATTGTTGAAATGAAGAGAGGGTAATAGATGGCAACTTTCACAATCACCACCACCCAAAATATTGATGCTCTAACTGGCAAGGCTGGTGGTGACATCTATAATATTAATGGTGGTACACTTACCATAGACCAAGATTCACGTTATGGACTTAACAATACAACCTCTACAACAATGGGTGCTATTACACTATCTGCTACTCTCGGTGGCGTACTTAATATTGATGGAAGATATGTAAGATTAATTGCTTATACTGGTGGGACTGGCAATGTTCCTACATTAAACACAGTTATAACACAAGGTGGCGCAAGCAGTAAGTTGATAGCAGTATATTCGGCATTGACTTCTGCTCCAATTGCTGTTGGTGCTGCAATGCCAGCTAGTGGGTTTATCAAAGTAAAAGCCTGGAATTCTGTATCTTATAGTGCTGGTGCACTTACGGGTATTGGTGCTACTTCATCGGGTGTAGATATTGCTGGATGGATTGATGTAATAGGTGATGAGGCAGGGACAATTACCGTCCCAAGACTTGGGGCATGGAATGTTACTGGTGAATGGTATTATCTATCTAATACTACAGGTGCTAACACAGGTACTTATCAACTACCAACAAGTGGATTAACTACATACTGCCCAGGCGTATTTGTTGAGACTGCTCCATCTAGCGATACATATGAGTTCTACCCAAATGCTGGGACTATAACAGCTATTGTTGCAAACTTTTCTTCTGATTGGAGAAGTAAGGTATGTTGGATATCTACTGCTGGAATAGTTAGATTTGGTTCAGATGGGACGAACTCATTAAGTGGATATATACCTGAGACAGGATGTAAAGTAAGGCTTGGAAATGTATTCTTACAAAATGCTACAGTTGCAGCAAGAACTGCTAACGTTTTACCTAATGCTACTTTAGCAACTAGATATGAAACACTTACTACATCATCAGGGGTTATTAATATTGATAAAGCGTCTATTGGTTGGTATTTAAACTGTGCTCAACCATACGCAGTGAATATTAATAATACTGGAGTATTTGATAATATTACTGTATCTGAGTGTGCTTCTATGATAACATGGAATCAAGTAGGGGTTGGACAATCTGCAGCAGTAATTAGTTATGGTCTAACAATGGCACTAAACTTTGCTGGTGGAACTTTAACAGATTGTACATTTACTTCTATATCTCAAGCCGCAGCTGGTAGATATATTATATCACTATCTGATATTAATGGATTTATGTTTACTAGAATGAAAACTTTTGGGATGACTGCTACTCGTGGTAATGCTATTACCGGTTCGGCTGCCATTACAAGAGCATCTAACTGTACATGGAATAATTGTATCATTGGTTCTGGTAGATATTATATTCTTACTTGTACAAATACTACTTATAATAATTGTACTTATTTCGATAATGTTACTGGTAATACTATTGCCACTAATCCTATGTATGCTTTTGACCTAGCATCTAACTGTGCTAATACCAAGATTGACGGATTAAATTTTGGTGGATTATATATGACACAACCATATAATGGTATCCTAAATATAGGTGCTGCTGGGTGTGTAGGGACTAAACTTAGAAATTTAGGTAGTTATGCTTCGCCACTATCTCTAGGTTCTCCTAGACGTGATGATGCTGCATGGACAAGAGTTACCACTACTGCTACAGTCACTTCTACTAACCATGGATTTGCTGTAGGAGATACTTTTTATGTGGTTGTGTCTTCTGATATTGCAGCTATTACTGTTGCGGCTAAGACTGTACTAGCTGTTACTAATGCTAATGTGTTTACTGTTACATGTCTAAATGCAGGAACAGCTTCCGGAACAATTTGTTACTTTGGCACTAAGTGCGCAAATGTGTTTGTTTTAGCTGGTTCTGCTGCTGCAAATGATGTTAAGATTCAAAGAGTATTTGCTCCTCATACAAGAACAAACTTATTTACAGCAGATAACTCATCTAAGAATATAACTATGGAGAATGTATTTTCAAATTATTTGAATATACCTGCTTTTTCACCACTAAATACTTATATACGAAATGTATCAGGAACACCCACTCTAGCAGTTCACAATGCTATATATGGTACTCACTGGTTCAATGGTTATACTTGTGATGTTGCTAATACTACTCAAAATGTATCATGGACTAGAGTTGGTACAGTTGTAACAGTAACTGCTCCAGGACATTCTCTAAGAACTACTGTAGCATCTTCATCTACAGTAGCAGGTAATATACCTATAAGTATAACTGCTAGTTCTGATGAAGTTGCACTACCAAGAGGTGTACAGAATATTGTTACAGCTGTCGACTCGCAAACATTTAAAATTGTCGGAGTTAATGCTGGAGCATTATCTGGTACTTTATCATATAGAGTTGGAAATGGGCGTATTGGTATTTTAATGAATGAGTCTACTGTAGATACTAATACTGTATATAGTTTTGATTCTGGTAATCCAAACTTTACCTCTGCTGGTACATTATTTATGCCAAATATTGGGGACCAAGTAACTTTTACAACTCCAATTTATATTAAAGGACAAGGCGAATCGTTTCCTATTATGGAACTCCAAATTGGCGGTTCTACTTTAACTAGGTACATATTTGAATATCAAATAGATAAGAATGATAGTAACGGATTTAGTGCATGGCATAATTTATATAGAGAGCGTACTGCTTCTTCAGGGGTTAGTGGACAATACACTATAACATTAGCAAATGCTACTGGTGTTGAGATAGGTGACTATGTATGGGGAACTGGTGTTGCTAATAAAACATCTGTCACTAATATAAATGGAAATATTATAACTGTAGACAGCCCTAATATAGCCACTGTATCAGGAGTACTTAGATTTAATCATCTTCCTTCTGAGAGTAATCTTGGACCTATTACTGGTATCAAGATGAAATGGAGAGTTACAACAGTAACTGCTAATACAGTTGGTATAAATTATATATATGTATTTACTGAGAGTACAGACACAGGCAGACTAGCTACATACCCATTAGATACAATTAATCTAACACTTACTGGTATAGTCCCTGGAAGTGATATAGTAATCTTGGATACAGGGACTGAAATAGACAGGGTCAATATAGATACAAACCCAACAAGTTCATATACCTACATATACGAGAGTACAGGGAGTATTGACATTAAGGTGTACAAAAGAGGATATGTACCTTTTAGTATTTTAAATTTTTCTCTATCTTCAACAGATGCATCAGTTCCTGTTGCACAAGTTGTTGATAGAAATTACATTGAATAGGAGTAAAAAATGGCAAAAGTCATAGATGGTGATAATTTAGTAGTTGGTACAGAAATTACAATAGATACAACAGCAAAAACATTCACATTGTTAGCAGCAGGGAATCTTGTATTTAAGGATGGTGTAACACTTCAAGCTTTATACTCAAAGTTTATTAAATTGTGGGAAACAGAAACTTATAATAAGTATCCGTTCCCTATGTATGTTATAGATGCTAAGTCGGGTCAGTTTCAATTTGGTACTGATGGTGGTTCGTTTAATGGTTGGAAACCTGCTAATGATACAACTCGTCAAGCATTAAGAGATGGTGGTTGGTCAGAATACTCTGCAGCTGGAGTTCTTAATAGACAATACGTTGGGATTGTTTCACTTGGTGAAGTAAGTAATGGTGCTCAATTATACTTCCAAAAGACTTCAGGCGGAGCTTCTTCTAACTTCACATTTGTCGATGAAGTAAATGAAGGTATCCAAGTATTTGGTGATGCTACTAATGGCAGCTTTGATAATAGAGTGTACTTTCAGGCATTCGTTCGTGAGTACGCTAAGAAGTATAAAGCATCAACGCTTGCTGATACTGGACAGAGTGCTACAGGTGCGTATACTGTAAACGTTCTTCTATCTAATGAGGATGACTTAAAAGTACAAGCTGATGATACTGCTGTTAGTGGTTCAACACCATACACAGGCATCACGATAAATTATGATACAGTGGCAACAAATGAAACTATTGGTGCTGGTTCATATCCATTTAAGAAAACCATAGCTCATACGGCTGCTAGTAGGTATGAGATTTACACAAAGATGCAGTACCTACTAAGACAGAATAGTGATATAAATGCTGGCGGAACTGCAGGCGCTGTAGTTGGTAAAACTGCTGATGAGATATGCTACTTTACTGGTGATACATTATATAGTAAGGCATTCTTTACTCCAACAGCAGCTGACTTAAATGATGTTGTGTTTATAGATGATAATGGGGTTCAGAGAACATTCCCGTATGCATCTGCAGGTAGCTTAACATTTAATACACCATTAACTGCAGCTGGTACTGGGTACTTTATAATGTACTTCTTAGATACCGCAACTGGTGACTATGGTACTGCTACAGCAATAACCGTGAATGATAAAGACGGCTCTCCAATACAGGGTACTATTACAGGTGGAACTATTAGTTTTACATTTGACTATGATGGCAATACACAAGGTGGTAGAACAGCTGGTACTGATGCTCAAGTAGTAATCGTAGCTGGTAATAAAGGCTACGCTAAACCAGTTGTTGCTCAAGGCACTATTACTAGAGCTAAAGGTATTAGTTTTGGACTTGTAGCTGAAACTGATAGAGCGTACGTAAGTTAGATAAATAGGAGTAGTTATGTTTACATTTGATGGAGCAAATAAAAGGATTCGTATCAATAACAGTGCTGTATCAAATGGAGTAGTAACGTTTACTCCTCAGCAGCTATGGACTGCATATGTAGACTGGTACCTCACTAGGGATAATTCTAAATATGGAGAAGCTTTTAGAACAATCGGTGGAGACATAGTTAACTCTCAAACTGGTGAAGCTGTTGGTATATACCTATTTATGAGAAATGATTTAGGTTGGAGAGGAGTTCCTCCAACTATGGAGGGAGTAGCTGTAGTTATTAACGGAGCGTTCTACGCAGAGGATTCAACCATTCCTGTTATGGAGAATAATGTAGGACAAGAGACTGACCTAGTTATAAATAGATCGGTTATTAATACTGCAATAGTCTCAAGTGGCTCTGGAGTATCATATACTTTAGAGCAAATAGCTGAAGCTGTCTGGGCTGTAAGTGATCGCACATTAACTGCTGCAGTAACAAGTAGTTTAACACAAGAAGAGCATGACAAGCTAATGGCTACAGCAACAACTGCAGACACTATTATAGCAAGTCAGCTATAATACAACTTTAAATAAAGGAATATAAATATGGCACAAGTACCACAGCACCCAGCTAATGTAGCACCTCAGCAACAAGGTCTAGGAGCTCCTGTAGCTCAAAGTAATTCTAATCAATACTTTGTACCTAACCAAGCTCTTCAGAGCTCTAACGGTAGGTTACAGGCTGCTCAGGCACAACAAGCTCAAGCACAAGCTCAGAAGGCAATGGCTGAAGCAGCAGTGCTGCAAGCTGCTGGTAGAGGAGTACAAGGACTGGGTAATCCAGTGCAAGCACAACCTCAAGTATCTCCGCAAGAAGTACAGGCTGGTCAACTAGCTGAAGGACTGCTTGGTGGTCAGATAGGGCAAGAGCAATTGCAAGAAATGATTCAAGCAGGACAGCTAGATCCAGCAGTTGCAGATCGCGCTGTAGGTATGGCTCAGAGCTATATGCAGCGTGATCAAGCTCAGGCTGAGCAAGCAGTTGGTGGGTTAGGAAGTTTCTAACCTATTTAAGGTTAGTTAAAGGATTGTTTAAATATAATCCGCATTAGTTAATAACTAGTGTAGTTATAACGTATGAGCCAACAACTGAAGCTCTAAAACTCTGAATTACTGAGAGGCAATGTTTAAGCAACCTCTTTACAAAGGAAGTCAAGCAATGGATGAAATCTCATCAAACTTGAAACAAGACTTAGAAGCTATTGACAATGTTATAGCCGATAGGAAAATAGCTATTGAACGTGGTGTTCAATTAAGCAGACTTAGAAAGAATACTGACTTCATTGACGTTGTTCTTAATGGGTATATCGCTGCTGAAGAAGCTAAGTTATTTAAAATCTTAACCAATCCAAGCGGAGCTAGTCCGTACTCACAAGAGCATATAATGCTTAAGCTAAGTGCTATTAGCGACTTTAAAGGATACATTGGTACTGAGGCCTATAAAGGTTCAGTAGAGATAATGGCAGAGAATGCTCCACTAGAAATAGCGAGAGAGGAACTCTATCGTAAAGAAATAACAGCGGCTTACGCAGAAGGATTATAACCATGGCACACGAAGAAGAAGAATTTAATGAAGACGTATTTGAGTCAATGCTCAATGGGACATTTGAAGATAGTGTAGAGGATGAGGCAGATACTGCTGAAGATCTCGATAGTGATGAGGACGAACACCAAGAGGACACAGACCAAGAAGAAGAGTCTGAAGATGATGAGGAACTTGATGAAGCTGGCGACGGTGAGCTTGATGAAGACTCTGAAGGTTCAGAGGACGATGAGGAAGAAGACACTCTAGTAGAAGATAATGATTCAGATGATGAAGGTGATGTCGTAATCGCTGAGGAATCAGAAGACGATACAGACACAGAAGTACCTAGCGACGGTAAAGTACCAGACACAGATAAAGTCGATTATAAAGCTTTCTACGACGCTGTAGTAAATGCAGAGTTCGTTGTTAACGGTAAGAAGGTTAAAGGATTTTCCGACCCTCAAAAGATAATTCAGTCTCAACAGATGGCTGGAGGTTTCTCAGAGAAGATGGCAGGATTCAAGCAGTATCGTCCATTTATGGCTCCTTTGAAAGATAGAGGTATGCTAGACGATCAAGCTAAGTTTGACTTAGCAATGAATTTAGTGGACGGTGATAAAGAGGCTATTAAGGCGCACTTGAAGAGTCTTAATATAGACCCATTAGATCTTGATATGGATACTATTAATTATAACCGAGCATCAACAGTTGCTAGTGCTGATGCGCTAGTAATTGAAGATGTTATGGAAAGAGCTAAGGGTGCTGGTATTGAAGATAGAGTGCGTCAAGTAGTTGGTAAGGAATGGGACGCTGAGAGCTTTAACGAGTTCGTAAAGAACCCATCAGTACGTGAAGACTTGTTAACCCATATAGAATCTGGTGCTTATGACGCTGTGCAGGATAAAATTGCAGAGATGTCAAGATTAGACTATAATGGCACGTTCGGTTCTATGAATACGATTTCAAAGTATAGAGCAGCTGTAAGACAACTACAGGTAGAAGCACCTGCTGCCCAGGCACAGCCTAAAGCAGTAGAAGCTAAACCTGTAGTCGCTAAAGCTTCTGTAAATGCTGAGAAAGCTAAGATAGAACAAGCACGTAAAGAAGGTGAGTATAAGGCTAAAGCAGCTAAACAAGAGGCTGAACGTATGGAACAACGCAAGAAAGCGTCGTCAGTAAGTAAGTCAAAAGTACCCAGTAAGCCTAAGGCTAAGTTCGACCCAATGAAGGTTGAAGGTGAGGACCTAGATAGTCTTATGGACTTTCTTATAACAGGCGGTAGGTAGTGATACCACCCCTTAAACAATAATGAAAAGGATTCTTAATGTCTACAAATAAAAGTTTATTTAACGCAGGTAAATTTACAACAACTGGTATCGACGAACAGTACCATGATAAGTTCTGGTCAAAAGGCGCAATTCGTGAGTCCCAAAGAACTCGTACGTTTACACAACTTGGTGACCGTTTAACTCAGCCTAAAAACTATGGTGACGAGATCGTAAAAGAACGTCAGTTCCCAATCTTACACCCAATGAATAGATTAGATGGTGGTATTGATGCTACAACTGCAACAATGGTACTTGCATCTTTCTATGCATATAACGCTGCTGGTACTTTAGTTGGTACTTTTGAAACTCGTGATTACGCAACTGCTGCATTAGCTGAAGCTGCTGCTGTTACTGCTGCTGGTGTTGGTGGTAAAGTACGTAATGGTGCTGGTTCACTTTATAATGGTGATGCTGACTTCTCTGTAATTAGAGGAACATTCCCATCATTGTCTGAGGAAGGTGGTAACGTTAATGGCGTTAACGTACGTTCTACAACTGTACGTGGTAAGGTTTATGAGTTCGGTGCTCACCTTAAGTTCACTCAAAAATCACTTGATATGGATACTCGTACTGGTCTTCTTGCTCAGAAAACTAAAGCTCTTGGTGAGTTAAAAGGTGATATCTATGAGCAACAAGTTCAAGCTGACCTTTTAGCTGCTTCTGAAATTAACAGAACATTCGCTGGTGAGACTGCTACTTCTCTTGTTACTTGTAATAGAGATGCGTTATTGACATTTGCTGACTTACGTCTTATGGAACAAGAGCTTAAGCGTTTACTTGTACCACGTGATACTAAGATCATCTCTGGTTCAACAAAAATCGGTACTACTGTAATTGGTAAATCTTACTATGTGTATGTAGGTCAAGAACTTACTCCATTGTTAGAAGATATGCAACACAATGGTGTTAATGTATGGCGTCCAATTGAGTCTTACAAAGATGCTGCAGGTACTAACGTTGCTGATGGTGAGATTGGTGCAATCGGTCGTTTCCGTTTCATCGAAGTAGCTAACATGATGAAATATCGTGGTGCTGGTGTTGTTGATGGTGTAGCTGATTCAGTTAATGATGTTGCTGGTTACCACTCATCTAATGTTGCTGGTTCTGCTAACATCGCGTTTGACGTATTCCCAGTACTATTCGTAGGTTCTGACTCATTCGCAACTGTTGGTTTCGAAGGTGACTCTGCTCAGATCAAGACTGCAATGCCTAAAGCTGATGCTAACCTGGATCCTTTCGGTAAGAATGGCAGCATGTCAATCAGTTGGTATTTCGGAACGTTAATCTACAAGGCTGAGCGTATCCGCCAAATAGCTACGGTAGCAACGCTTAGCTAGTCAGACTTTTAGTTCTGAGTTCTTTTCTCCATCTTATGGTATAATCCTCTAAATTAAATTTGGAGGTGTTACCATGGAGTTGGTAGAAAATGCAGAAACTAGGTTAAAAGTAATTAAAAAAGGTACAGGTATTGGACGTACTAAGTACGTATCTTACGGGCTATTTCTCTGCCCATCCTGTGAATCAATAGTGGAGTTACCGAAGTATAAAGGGCTTAACGCCAACTCATGTGGAGCCATTGGTTGCAAGAGTAAAGCATCTACAAAATATGGTCATAGGGCTAAGCCATTAGCAGAGCATATAAAATCAAATCCAAACTATACTTTATTCAATGGATTCTTTAATAGAAATATAAAAAACAATGAAAGTGTATCAGATACATGGCAAGATTTTAAAGTATTCTTTAATGATATGTTTGATACGTATAATAGCATTAAGCTGGCAGGCTCTAAAGCCGTAACATTGTACATAACAAATAAAGATAAGATTGATAGTAGTAACTCTTACTGGGTAGATGCGGCAAGCCTAAAAGTAACAGATTTCACAGCTGATAAAATTGCTGGTGTATGGCATACTAAAATGTTAGCTTTCGAGCTTGGTATGCAGCATTACGACTTAGTGAAATCAATGAATAGATTAGATTCAACGTTTGGTGAAGTGGTAGAGAGTGTCACTACTGAGCCAGGTTTAATAAGTAAACCAACCACAGCATTTATACTAAGTAACGAGCAGTATGATAGGCTAAAACATAGAATATTAGATTTACGTCAAGGTAAAGTATGTCATAAGTTTATATATCTTATGAAGTGTGGAAGTTCCATCAAGATAGGTATAACTAATAATGTAGCCTCAAGACTAAGCTCACTTGTAGGTGCAAACGCTGGTAGTATTGAGCTACTATACTCTACTGAAGTGTTTAATGCTAATAATATTGAGAAAGAGCTCCACACAAAGTATGCAGAGTTCAACACTCACCACGAGTGGTTCAACTTAACAGAAGACCAAGTACAGGATATAATAACATACCTTGACTCCGTCAAATAATATGATATAATCCCACTTAACAAACGCATTGGCTGAGATGTCAATAACATAAGGCAATAGGGAAACCTACCCAAATTAAAGGAATTAAACAATGAGTAAACAATTCGAAGATATGACAAACGCTGAGCTTAAAGAAGCTTGTGAAGATTTTGGTTTAGAAGTAAAAGCTAACAACCCTCAGAAACCTAATAAGGCTGAATACCTAGAAGCACTTGGAGCGTTTAAAGCTGCACAAGATGCATTACACGGTAACAAGAAAGATAAAGAAGTTCTTGAGCCAGTTACTGATGGTTCTAAACGAAAACCTCAAAGTAAGGCACAGTTACTCAAATTGGATTTGTTTAACAAAGTTAGAGTTATAGTACATGATAACCAAGAGTCACAAACTAAAGATGAGTTAATCTCAGTATCATGGGGTAACAGAGCAACTGGTGGTCAGACAGATATGGTTGACTTAAGTGGAGAGCCTCAGTACCTTCGTAGAGGTGCTATTGGCAACTTAAAAGAAGCTACAATGACAGTACATAACTCTAAGGCAGATGGTGGTTGGTCACCAGTACCTAAGAAGAGATTTATTGTAATGGAAGTTGATGCAATGACTCCAGAAGAACTGGCCGAGTTAAAGAATAAGCAGAAGCTTAGAACAGCTAAGTATGCCTAAAGATAACCTAGTTATATAGAAGCTTCTTAGGAAGCTTCTAATATAAATATAAACAAAGGGATTGCATGTCAGATTTTATAATACCAAAAGGTAAAGAGTACAAGTTCACTGTAAGGGTGATAGAAAAAGATAGCTTCCTTCCACAAGATCTAGCAACTATGACTAGTGTAACTATTGAGCTCATTAATAGAAGTACTGGATGTGCTGTTGATGACACAACACCTATAACTGTGACTGTACTTGATGCCTTGAACGGTATGTTATCAGTAACAATGCCTGCTGACTACACAGTTCTACTAGAGGTAGAACGTGGAGATAAGGTAGATGGGTATTATCTAAAACCAGTGTACCAGTGTATCATAACAGTAAAATTCAGCGATGTTCCTGATATCCTGTCAATAATAGATAAGGTATATGTAACTCCTACTGGATGTCTTGTGTGAGCTACCTAACTGAACTGCATACTTCATCGACTGAAGTAGTAGATAGTGCTATAGTAGAAGTAACTACTGCTAACAATGTAGCTACTATAAATACTTCTACAAGTAAAGTAGCTGAGGTAATACCCAACAACTACACGCTAAGTAGTGGTGGTATATATAGTGGGTACTTAAATGGTAATGCTCCTCAGTGGATATCTGACATAATGGATGTAGCCATATCTAACTACTTATCAACTAACTATGATTCCATGCTTGAGACATATAGAGCTCAGATAGAGGACTTAGCGCTTGGTGTAAATCAGAATATAGTATCTATACAAAACTCTGAGCAATCTCTAAATGCGTTAATTACCTCCGTGAAATCAGAACTAAATGGAAATATCGCTGGTGTGTCTGACATCGTAGCTACTAAAGTAGATGACATTAGTGCGTCAGCCCTTGTAAGGACTTTAGTAGGAAGTAAGTGGCTATCAGAGAATGAGAGTATTGCTGAGAGTTACATAGAGCAAGTAGCTACAACTAAAGTACAAGAAGGCTTTGCTGAAAATGTTGTGTATAATCAACTAGTATCTGCTGTGAATGACACTACCACTGGACTAACTGGACTCGCCACTGCTAAAGATTTAATGTTTACTAAGACAGGTATTGACCCAGTAACTGGGGCCTTAGGAGCAACTTCTGGGTACTTTCAAGAACTGTATGCTGAAGTTGGTGATAATGCCGTAAGCATAGCTACAGTGGAAAATGTAGCCGCTACTGCATATACATGGAGTGCGGAGGCTAGTAAGCTGATAACAAGTCCAGTTGGTGCTATAACAGGGTGGAGTTTCGGTGACGGTACAAATACCTCTAGCTTTTTTAAAATAAGCGCTGATAAG